TTAAGCAATCAGCAGATAGCTGACTTGATTAGACAGACAGACCTTGTGCTACGATCTAACACGATTGCAAGAACAGAGGTTACCAATGCAATGAGCAAAGCACAACTTCTTGCACTAGAAAGCTCAGGGTTAAATTGGCAGAAAGCATGGAAGGCAATCCGTGACGATAGAACTAGAGATGCTCACCTATTTACCGACCCTAAGTTCTTTATTCCAATTAAGGACAACTTTATTATCAATGGTCAGCAGTTGGCATATCCTGGGGATTCAACCCAAGGGGCTTCTATGACTAACACGATTAATTGCAGATGCAGATTGTCGTTTAAGCAGGAGGGAAATAGGTTTGGATTTACAAATCGTTAAAAAACCTTATCTTTGACTATGGATTTATCAAAAGCATTAAAAGCTGGTTATTTTCAAGCACTATATCCAGAAATAGGTGTTCCAATATATGATGCATTCTCAATTCCTGAGATGGCACCATATCCTTATGTCATTATCTCTAGCATTACTACTTCTGAAATTGCAAACACAAGTTGCAAGAAGTTTAACGCTGATGTGACCTTAGACATTGTAACTGGCTTTACTAGGCCAACAGGAATGGATCAGGCATTTGATATTGCAGAAGATATTGAGGCAATTATAAATCCAACTAATAAAGTAGACATTAATATTACCGCTTACGGTTGGAAAATTGGCAACACGAACCTTGCTACTTCTGATAGTGTTCAGTTAAGAACTAGTGAGTATTGGATTTACAGAAATGTTAGGACATATTCTCACATAGTTGTACCTCTTTGATAATAAAAAAAAATCTTATACCTTTGAAATAATAAAGAAAAATTACTATGGCAAACGAAATATTTAGTAAAAGCCTTGGGGTTTACATCGACACCTCAACTACTTCAACTCCAGTTTGGAAATTGGCGGTATGTACCTCCTCAAAGTCTTTGTCTGTTTCCGTAGCATCTACCGAAATCAACAATGATTGTACAGGTGACTTTGTAAGAAACCTTCCTTCTACCATTTCTTGGACTATGAGCTTCGAGGGTGATGTAAACAAAACTCCTGGTGTAAACGAAATTTCTGCTGAAGGAATTTTTGACATAGTAATTACAAGAGCAACTAAGAAGTTTAAGATTGAATCTTTAGATTCTACTTACATCCGTTACGGACAAGGATTCATCTCTCAGTTTGATGAAACTGCAACTGCTCCTGAATATCAGACATACTCTGTAACCATCACTGGTTCTGGCCCAATTGATGACGCTATTCCATCATAATTTCTGTTTTTCGTGTTTGTGTTTAGTAAAAAGGCTCCTTTTTTAGGAGCTTTTTTTTGCTTGTTACATTTATTACTATATTAGTGGCATGACAGGAATAATGACACTAAACATAGGGGGTAAAAAGCGAACTTTGCGGTTTAACAACTTTTCAGCTATCGAACTAGCCAAGATCATCTACCAGGGTGAGAATGCTAATTTTGAGACTGAGGACTTGCTAAATCGAATAATGAAACTTAATGAGAAGAATCACTTTCTTCTAGTTAAGACATTGATTTACGCAGGTATCATTGGCAACGATTATGTTGTTGGCTTTGATGAATCTGTAACTGTCGAACAAGTTGGTGAGTGGATTGCAGAGATTGGTGAAGAAGACATCTATTCTGTATGGCAAACTTTTTGGACTTCTATGGGAGTTGACTTACCTGCTGTGAAAGAATTAGAGTCAGCAGAAGATTCTCTTGAAGAAAAAAAAAATTAACTTGGATTGATGTTTGCCAGGAATGTTTTGGTGAACTTCGCATACTTCCTCGAAATTTTTATGAAATGACTTTTGCTGAGACTATTTTGACCATTCGTGGTAACCATGTTAGTCAAGCAAGAGATTGGGAAAAGTATAGACTTGTAGCATATCAGGTTTATACTTCAATACCAAAGAAAGAAGCTAATAAAAGCATTCAGCAGTACTTTCCATTACCTACTGATAAGGTTGGAAAGAAATTCAACTCAGAAATGGTTCAAGCTCGTAGACAAGCCTTCTTAGATAAGATGGCTAAAAATTAGTATTTTTGAAATATGAATGAGCTTCAAATAAGATTAACTGCCGATATAAAGGATTTGCAATCAGCCATTAACAAGGCGAAGGCAACTCTAAAATCATTTGAATCTGAAACTGCAACGGATTCTGAAAAATCCAATGTAGGCTTTCGTAGAAAGATTGGATTGATTGAACAGTTAACTGCTAAAGCTAAAGCATTAAAAGTTTCTTTAAGTCAAGCAACTAATGAACAACAGATAGCTGCTTTTAATGCTGAGTTAGAACAAACAAATCAAGAACTTACTAGGCTTAATTCTTTAGGTAAATCTTTTGCTAATACTTCCTCTCAGTCATTTGATAAATTTAGAGTATCTGCTGGAGCAGCTAGTGGATCAGCTATTGCCTTTAACCGAGTAATTCAAGATGCTCCATTTGGTATCATTGGTGTAGCTAACAATATTCAGCAACTTGCGGAGCAATTTTCTGCTTTAAGAGCAACATCTGCAAGTACTGGGGCTGCTGTAAAATCATTTTTTACAAGTTTAATTAGCCCAGCAAACCTAGCAATTCTTGCAGTATCAGCAGTTACTGCTGCTTTAACTGCTTATGCTTTAAGTGCAGAGCAAACTAAAAGTCCTGTTGAGGAATTAAAGGATGCTCAAGATAATTTTAATAAGTCTCTTAAAGATACAAATTTACTATTAGGTCAAGGTTTATTAAATCAGTTATTAAAAGATGTTGGATTACTTAAAACAGAAAATTTAGGAGGTAGATTAGTTGATGTTCCTGCATTTGAAACAGCAGGTCAAGTTGTAGATGCTCTTTCTGATAAAATAAATAACTTAAGAAAAGGAGAGCTTGAGTTACTTGAAGGATTTCTTACTGAACAAATTGCAACTGCTACTAGAGCATTTGCTAATGCAAATGATTCTGTAATAAAATCATTAGCTACTGATGATATTAATTTATATAGAGGAATTCTTGAAAAAGTAAATCAGCAATTAGATTTTTATAAAACTAAGTCTGATTCTGCAAAAGATAGTGCAGAAGGATTAAATAGAGTTTTAGACGAGCAAATTCTAATACTAGAAAGATTTGGAAATCAAGCTGAATTTGCATCAAAAAGATTAGAAGAACTTTTAAAGTATGAAGCACCTGAAAAACCTTTAGAAATAAAAATTGAGATTGATGAAAGTCAACTTGAAGGTTTAGAATTACCAAAACTAGGATTAGGTTTAGTTCAAACATTTGAAAAACAAATATCTGATCTACAAGAATTAATTAGAGTAACTTCTGATCCTGAAGCATTAGCTAGATATCAAGACCAATTAAAATCTGCTCAAAATGGTCTATCTGCCTTACTAGGAAATAGCAAACTGCAAGTAGAAGATTTAGCTCAAGCATTTACAGGTCTAGGTTCTGTAATTGGTAGAGCATTTAATAATCCACAATTGGGAACCTTCCTTGGAGAGTTTCTAAGATTTGCTGCTAAGTTAGTTGCTGCTAACTTTAAAATAGCAGGCTCTAATGCTGTTGCAGGTGCTTCTCAAGCTGCTGCTGCAACTGGCCCTGCTGCTCCATTAACATTGCCTGCATTTATAGCAGGAGCTTTAGGTGTTGTTGCTGCTGCGTTTGCTGCATTTGGAAACTTTGGTAGTAGCAGTTCCACATCAATGTCATCAGGAACAGGCTCTACCTTTACTAACAGAAGAGAGTTTGGTGGCCCTGTATCTAAGGGCAGAGCCTACATTGTAGGTGAGCGTAGACCTGAGTTGTTCGTTCCTAACACGAACGGAGTGATTATACCGCAAGTTCCATCTATGGACTATTCTGGTGCATCAGTAAACTCAGGAATGTACGGTGTTGAAGTAATGCTTAAAGGCCCAGATGATTTGCTATTCTTTGTAGAGCAAGCTCAAATTAGAAGGAACATAAGATAAAAAAACCTTGACCACACGGCCAAGGCTTTTCACTTAACAAAAACCCAAAATAACTGCTATGAAACTCTTTTTCTTAGTAGTGCTATCTTTCTGATTCGATCCTCATCGACATCGTACTTAA